AGATATTTGATATTCTTAATTTTTTTAAATGGTTGTTCAATATCTTTAATCCCAGCTGATTGCGATAAAACAAAATACACTAATTGTTATCAGTATTATTGGAATAAATATTAATGAAGTATGTTTTAATTCTGTATATGTGCAGTATGGTTAGTGGAGAGTGTCCATCAAGTAATGTATCTGGCTATAAATTTAATAATCATTATGACTGTGTTGTTGCTGGTTATAAAGAGGCTTATAATGCTTTTCGTAGTTTAGAAAAAATGGAAGAATTTGAAAAAGATTATATAGAGCAAGAAAAATTAGTAATTAAATTTGAGTGCAAGGGATTAAAAGTTGAAAATACATGAGTTGTCTCAGTTTTTTGTTAGCTGTTAGTTTACATTTAGGATTAGAAAATAATTATAATAATATACACCCACAGATTAGATGCACTGACGATCAAACAATTTATGGGGGGTTTTACAATAGTGAAAAAAATGTTAGTATTTTTTATGGAAAGAAATACAAAAATATTGAATATGGAGTAATTACAGGATATTCAGGGGGAGATATTTTGCCTATGGTTAGATATAAAAAAAATAAATTTTTTATTGCACCAGCTTACGAAATGTCAGGTAATTATGGTTTAGTATTAGGAATAGAATATGACTAAAATAGCACCCAAAACAACAAAAGAGCATATTGTAAATATTTACAATAAGATTGATGTTTTAGAAACGAACCATATTTGGCACTTACAAAAATCAATACAGCGTCTAAATTATGTATTATGGACTATTGGTTTTATGGTGGCTACTCAATTTATTGCTTGGGTGCTTAGAATGGTGGGATAATGGATATAGAAACTTTAAGAGACGATATAATCAAAGAAGAGGGCGGAATAATATTAGAGCCGTACCAAGATCATCTCGGATATTGGACTATTGGTGCTGGTCATCTTATTAGAGATAATGAGAAAGAAGAATTGATGAAACCAATAACTAAAGAACGAGCAGTAGAACTTTTTATGAAAGATTTTAATGTTGCTTTAAATGATATGGAAACATTTACTGAGGATATGGGTATAGATGATAATGCTAAAGAATGTGTTGCTCACATGGTATTTCAGCTTGGTTTACCTCGTTTACAAAAATTTGTAAAATTTAAAGAATGTTTAAAAAACAAAGATTATGCGGGTGCGATGGTAGAAATGAAAGATTCGAGGTGGTATAATCAGACTACTAACAGAGCAAATCGTATAATAGAAAAAATGCAAAAATCTATTACAGCTGACGTATAGGAGACAACAATGGTTTTAGGAAAATTATTGAGTGGTGGTACTATCAAGGCTGTTGCTGGGGTTATTGACGACTTACACACAAGTGACGAAGAAAAACTACAATTAAAAAATAGATTTGCTGAAATAGAGTCTAAACTTAAAGAAAAACAAATGTCTATAAACTTAGCTGATGCGTCAAGCAAAGCTGGTGGTATTAGTGGTTTTCTTCAAAGAGCATGGCGACCTTTGATTGGTATGTCATGTGCTTTGGCAATATTTTGGGAATATGTATTATCAAAATTTATTTTATTTATTTGCGGCTTATTTCATTATGAGGTTCAAAACATACCTCAAATGGACATGGGAACACTTATGCCTCTAGTTATGGCACTCTTGGGTATGTCAGGTATAAGATCGTTTGAAAAACTCAAGAAAATAAACACCGACAAAGGAAAGGAGTAATTTATGGTCAAAAAAAAAATTGAACAACAAGTTACTAAATGGT